CTCCTATACCCCAAGCAGAGGGTGGAATGCAATCAAATCTTCTACTGGCTCAAGCAGGAATTGCGCGCATAGAGCATCTTCAAAAGCAAGTTCCTTTTCTAAAACTTGATCCTAGAGAGCTTACAAGATTTAGATTTAGTCCCAAAAGATTTGATAACATAGGGATCACCAGAATTGAACGTGTGTCTCCTGTCTCCACTACTCCTTCTCAAGATAAAAATGTAAAGAATCTAGAAGATGCTGTAAATAAGAACGGCCCACTAAACGGTGGAAGCGGTGCAGGAAACCTCAAAGATAATGGTCCTCAAGGAATGCTCAACAGAGTTGGCCTTTATATGAAGTTTATGTCTTCTAATAAAAGACTAGCTGACAGGTACCCTGAACTTAGGCCTATATATAATCTGGTAAAGAAATATAATGAGGAATGGTTTTCTATTATTACTCAGGGTATTGAAGGTAGAACAGTGGCCTTGGCACTACCCCGTGAAAAAAGAAAAGCTTACAGGATCATGCGTACTGTTGCAGATGACCTAGGAATTCGTATTGAATTCTCAGGTGTATCAGACGTGGCTGAATCTAGCGTAGCCACTATCGCCATACCGGGGGCCACTGCACAGGATAGGCAAAGATATGTAAGTACTGCCAGTCCTTATAAGAATCCATACCAGCAGCTAAGATATCTAGAGTCTGAACAGTACATAGGAGACGGGGAACAGGTGCTGGAAGGAGGGGCAATAACTGTAAACAACGGGGTGATCACACTGACTGATCCAGCCATTGTTAATGCTCTTCAACAAGAACAAAACACAGCTGATTCTTTGTGGAACAACGTCATCACCTCTACTATCTTTACAACAAAAGAAGGATTACAGAAAGAAGCAACTAAACAAGGCGTGGTTAATTTTAATAACACTATAACCAATGCAGAAAATTCTATCTTAGCAGAGAGAGAACTCAACAGAGAAGAACTTAACATACCTGAGACAGATCAGTTATTTATAGACGCTCTTAAAAGACTTGCACTGAATGCCACAGGGGCAGTACCTGCAGAGGTATCAGCGGCGCTCCCTGAATACATAAGCGTACTGGAAGCTCTGACAAACGGAAGAAAGCAGGGGTATTTCCCGCGCATTCGTAACGGAGATGTTATCATCAGAGTTTTTAAGGACATGGTGGCAACAGATGAAGATGGTAAACCTATTCTAGATAGAAACGGTGAGCCTAAAATGGTTAGAAAGGTTGTGTATAGAAGAGATGTAAATACTCCTATATTTAAAGGGAATAAAGGAATAGAGTGGACAAAGAATAAGTACGAGAGTGATCTTCGTAGTTTCTACCCTGATGCAGATATACAGTTCTCTTTTAAAGAAAACGAGAATTCTTCTATTGTACTGGGAGAAGAGCTTAACAACTTATCTATACTGGAAAGTATTCTTATACACGAAGCTTCTCTTAACCAAGACTACTCTGGAAATAAAATACTTTTTCAGGGTGTGGAGGTAGACGAGGACGGTTCTCCCATAGAAGGTACACAGAAGACAATCAAAGACCCTAGTGAATACATCAGAATGTTGGGAAGAAACTATAGGAACAGAAGAGAAACTGCTGGCTTTGAAAAGTTTAAACAACACCGTCAGAACATTCCCGGTTATATAACTCCAGAGAATGAAGAGAGCTACCACGATAATGCATGGGCGCAATATGTTACTTCTCTTGGAAGATACGTGGCAAAGGGAAGAACAAAGGACGCGGCAGAGGCAGAGATAGACAGGTTAGCAGGACTAGGAGAAAATCAGCAGTTAAAAACTAATGCAAATCTTTCTGCAACTCCGGCAGAAGTAGCAGAGGCAATGTGGAAGAACACCATCACTCCTCAAGGTGCTGCCTCTGCCCTGAAGAGTTTTGCCTTCTATGGTTTTCTAGGAGGTAACTTCTCCTCCTCTTTCCTTAACTTGACTCAAAGCTTTGTCACTGCTTCTCTTCTCTACGGTGCCTATGGTAAAATCTATCAGCCTAAAGTTGCCAAGGCAGCGGCAGCTGCTGCTAAGTTATCTCTTTTTTATCATAAGAATCAAGCTTTTCTTAAATCAGATAGGGACGAAGTAGCCAGGATTCTTAAACAAACAGGCGCTGCTCGTACCATAGAAGAGGGGCAAGATCAGTTTGACAAACTTTATATTCTCCAAGAGAGGGGATCACTAGGTAGAATCAACACCGCAGCCCTGAGTCAGAACGCTGATCTTACCACTGACTTCTGGTACGATAAGCTGCAGTTGAACAAGGTAGAAGACTTGGTCCAGAGTGGGCTAGACCCTAAACAAATGGACAGGTTTAAAAAGTTTGCCAACAACGGTAAGAAATTAGTAGACGGTGTCTATGCCACCACTGAGGTAGCCAATAGAATAGCAGCTGCCTTGGCCACGTATAACACTGTCAAGGCTTCTTCTGAAGGCATGGGACCTCTTAGAGAGTTTGCGCGTAACACTGCCAGTGGCGTGGATAGTCAAAATGCTGACAGGTTGATAGAGATAGAAGACGGTATGCAATATATAATAGACGAGAGCCAGTTTAATCTTAGTGCTTTCAACAGACCTCGTCTTGCCTTTGCAGGTAAAGGTCTGGCAGGCGTCACTCTCCAGTTTATTCCCTTTGTCACCATGATGCTAGAGGTATATGCCAATGCCATGACAAGGTACGGTGGAGCAAACTACGGGACTTTCCGTTCTGGTATTGTCAACCTGACTCCACAAGGAAGAAGAACACTTGCCTTCCTTATTCTTCCTCAAGTTATCCTAGGAGGTATGTTTGGTCTTCCCTTTGCAGATGATATAAAAGAAGTTATAAAGGCACTGGTAAGGTCACCCATTGGAACTGCGCTTAACCTTCAACAATCAGATATGGAGCTTGCCTTCTATGACATAATGACAAGCAACTTTGGACCAGAGGCCCTGTCTCTTGCAGAGGCAATTGCCAGAGGTCCTATCAAAGCATGGGGAGGAGTAGACATATCTCAGCGCGTCTCCCTATCCCCTTTCCGATCTTTCATAGAAGCAGCAACAGGTCAGATGGGCGTGGGTTCTCTCCTGTCTGGTCCTTCAGGATCGTTCTTTACAAATGCCATTGGTAAATCTTTTGACGCCTTTGAAAGGAATGACTATGGTAAAGCTATTCTTAGGCTTACCCCTTTGGCCGTGGTACAAAATGCTGTCAATGCTTGGGAAGCAGGAGAAGACGGAGTGTTCAGTGGAAAGGGTAGGCCCTTGGCAGATGGACTAGGTCCTCACGATCTTGCTCTGATGACCCTTGGCTTTGCTCCTGAAAATGTTTATGGTCCCAGAGACAGGCTCTACAGAGAAAAAGCTTATGCCACCAAGAGTAATGCAATTAAAGATAAGTACCTTGATAAGGTTCTTAGACTGATGGTAGAAAAAAAGAATACTGATTCTGCAGAAGGTAAGAGAGGGGTACAGGAAGAGATAGAAAAGTTATTTAAAGAAGTAAGAGACCACGACAGGGGTCAAAAGAATATCTGGGATAAGATTGATCCTAGTTATAATATAAGAAGGTCAGCAAATACTCGTTACATTAATACGGTATCTTCTGCTAAAGATTACAGAGGCGGGCCAGAACTAATGGCAGTGCGTAGAGGCATAACAAACCCTCCCTCTCAGTAGTATTAATTTTTTTATTTTATAAGATTGCCCTCGCTGCTAATGTAGGGTATGCAGAATGAACTCAGAGATAAAACCAAGCACGTTTTCCTAGGGTATGACTCAAGGGAGCACATCCCTTTTAAAGTGTGTGCTCACTCCATCACCCGTAGGTCCTCCCTCCCGGTGGAGGTTACACCTGTGTATCACAGGACCCTTAGACATGCCAACTTGTTCTATAGGTCTTGGCGGATAGACGAGGACGGCCAGTACTGGGACGATGTAGACGGTAGACCTTTCTCCACAGAATTTTCTCACTCAAGATTTATTGTTCCTGAACTTGCCAGAAGAAATAATCTCACTGGCTGGGTGCTCTTCTGCGACTCTGACTTTCTTTTTCTCTCTGACGTGTGCGAGGTCTTTAAATACTGTGATGATGACTATGCGGTTATGTGTGTCAAGCATAATTACAATCCTCAAGAAACCATCAAGATGGATGGGATGTTACAACAGAACTACAACAAAAAGCTGTGGTCCTCCTTTGTCCTCTACAACCTTGACCACCCAGCTAATGATAGACTAGACGAGGTAATGGTAAACAGTGAAACAGGTGCAAACTTACACAACTTCTCTTGGCTTGATGGTGATGAACAGATTGGGAGCATTCCTCATAGTTGGAATTTTATTCCCGGTGTTAGCCATGGGATTAATGATATCAACGCTGTGCATTTCAGTCTTGGGGGTCCTTGGTTTGACGGTTATCAAGACAGTGAATTTGGTGAGGAGTGGGAGCAGGAGCTTGATCACTTTGAGTTTAGCCAGAGTAGTTTTAGAAAAATAGTGGAGATACTTTAGATAATGAAAAACAAATATGATATTGTAACTTCTTTTAATCCTGATGGGTTAGAGGTCTATGCGCGTAACATGCTCAATAGTTTTGACGAGCACTGGGACAAAGACATCCAGTTACACGCATGGTTCCATGACTTTGACGAGGGGGCCTTCTTTCTCAAGACAGAGAAGCTAGGGATTCCTACCAAGGGTATCAAGTATTCTAACCTTAATAACATTCAGGACATGCTAGACTATAGAGAAGGCATGAAGGTACACAACGGTACCGAGGGTGGGAAGATACAATACAACTGGAGACTAGACGCTATCAAGTGGTGTCATAAAATCTATGCCCTGACAGAGACAGCCTCTGATCCTCACCTGATACAGAATAAAGACTGGCTCATCTGGTTAGACGCTGACACCGCTACCTTTGCAGGGGTTGATCAGGAGTTTCTTGATAAGATTTGTAACAATGGCTATGACATTGTACACCTGGGTAGAACTGCAGTGGACTACAGTGAAACTTCTTTCATTGCTTTCAATATTAAGAACCGTCCTGCCAGAGATTTTCTCTCTGACTTTAGAGAAACATATGACAATAGAGAAGTAACTGCCTATAGAGAATGGCACGATGGTTTTATCTTTGACAGGCTGCTGAAGCTACACCAGTACCACGGGTTGAAGGCTCTTAACCTTACACCAGATGTCCCTGATCTTAATGCCTTTGCAACGTCTGTCCTCTCTACAAAGATGCAGCACTTCAAGGGTAATCAAAAGTTTGGTACCTCTGCAGATGTAAGTTTGGAAGCTGCCAAGAGATACAAACAACTCTCAGAGATGATCACCTTCTATAAGTGTGAGAGCTTTCTAGAGACAGGTACATACAACGGAGGTAGGGCTATTCAAATGGCAGAAGCTGCCTTTGATCACACTGATAAGGTTACCTACACAGGGTATGATCTGTTTGGCACCACCTCTCCAGAGCTTAACAAGAAAGAGTTTAACTCCAAGGCAACCAATACAACTGAAGTTGTGATTGAAAGACTAACAGAGTATGCCATGGAGAAGGCTGAAGAAGGTAAGACCTTTGAGTTTAAACTGATTGAGGGTAACACCAACGAAACTCTGAAGGGTAGGCCCAAGGCTGACTTTGTATTCATTGACGGTGGCCACTCTTACACCACTGTAGCCCATGACTATAAGCAACTGAAGCACAATAAGATAGTGGTGCTAGACGACTATTTCTCCAAGGATGCACAAGACAGGGAACCAGAGGAGGAACACAGGGGCGTCAACAAACTGTGGACAGCTAAGATCAAGAAGAGGACAGATGCCTATGTCTATGTCATCCCCTCTAATGATCCTGTCCTGGGAGGAGGAATCACTCACCTAGCCATGGTGGTGGACCTGTCTTTGCCCAAGTATAAGGCCAGAATTCCTATCATTGTACACCCCAAGGACTGTGTACCCTCTGATGATATCCAAAATAACATCAAGGCCAACCTTCCAAAGATTGATAAGTGGATCAACGCACGGTGCAGGATTAATAACGAAGTTATCTTTGTTGTCTCAGCTGGTCCCTCACTAGATGTTAATAGGATCAAAGAAGATAAAGAGATGTTAGAGGAAGGGGGCAAGGTTGTAAAGATTGTCTGCGTCAAACATGCGCTGCCTATCCTTATGGAAAATAAACTAATCCCTTGGGCGTGTACCCTTCTGGACCCTAGGCCTATTGAAGGTGTCTCTACTCACGGCGTAGTCAGGAGCACCCTGTTTGATTCTCTTAACCCTAAGACTCATTTCCTGGTGGCTTCCATGACTGACCCATCTGTGGTTGACTTACTCAAGGAGAAGAAAGCAAGCATCATAGGCTGGCACGCCTTCTCAGAGGCAGTGAAGGGCGGTATAGAAGGCACAGGAAAGGACGCTCTGATGATCACCGGAGGTACCAACGCAGGTCTCAGGACCATTGGCATAGGCCACACCCTGGGCTTCAGAGAGTTCCACCTCTATGGATTTGACATGAGCCTGGGAGAAGAACCTAGTGAAGAGGTACAGAAGTCAGTGGACGAAGAGGGTAAGCCTAAGTTTCTCAACGTATCTGTGGGGGACGGAAGCTACTGGACCACGGGAGAGTTACTGGCAGGTGGTCAAGACCTGGAGAAACTCTTCAAGACTGCCAACGAGATGGACCTGATACTCCAGTTCAAGGGTAAAGGAATGGGAGAAAAGCTCTGGGAGATAGAGAAGCCAGAGGAGATGAAAGGGTATTCTGAATGGGTGATGTAGTTAAGTTTACAAATTCTACAATGCTAAACACTGACGGCACCCTTAATAAGGAAGGGAAAGAGCAGGCGTTGCAGCATCTTGACAAGTGTGTTAAAGTTATTCAGAAAAGAATTGACAATGAAGAAGTAGACGGTTCTCTTATGCTCCTGTTTAAAGACGGTGAGTTAGTAGAAGATATCATGGCAGGGAACATAAGATCAACGTCGCTGGTGTTTGTGCTAGAGTATATTAAATACCAGATATTATCTGGATCAGAAGAATTTACAGAGGAGGTGACAGAGGATGATTGAAACTCTTTTAAGTAACCAAGCTGAAATTATTGAGGCAGTGATGGCAGTTGTAGTTCTTGCCAGCTTACTTGTGGCAGGTACCAAGACGCCTGACCCTTCTACTATACTGGGTAAAGTATACAAGGTAGTTGAGTGGGCTTCGCTTACCTTTGGTAAGACCAAGGAGACTGGCGTGGTGGTGCCTGAGAAGATAGAGGTAGAAATGGTTAAGGGCAAGGTAGACGAAGTCAAGAAGTGATCACCCTGACCCAGTCAGCAAAGGATTACCTAGCCTCAGTCAGTGATGGAGACTATGTAACCCTGGGTGTACAGAGCGGTGGTTGTTCTGGGTTCCAGTACATCTGGGACTTTGCCAAAAACTGGCCAGATGTAAAGTGGTCTGATCCTATTGACGATGTACTGGTACTTGATCCACTGGCTGAGATGTACGTCATAGGATCAACAATAGACTACGTGACAGAGCTAGGCGGAAACTTTCTAAAGATCATCAACCCAACTGCTAACAGTAGCTGCGGGTGCGGGGAGAGCTTCAATGTTTAAGCGTAAATGCTTTCTATCATAGGAAATGTAATAGGCTTTCTGGGTAAGCTTCTGCCTATGCTCTTTGCCTATAGAGCAGGGAAGAAGTCTGCCCAAGTAGATATCCTAGAGAATGAATCAGAGATGGTGGAGAAGAGTAATGAAGTTGGGACAAGGGTTGATCGTCTTACTACTGACAGTGTGCATAAGCAGCTGCGTAAGCGTTGGAGCAAGCAGAAATAACTGTAGCTGGGTGAAGCCTATTCTCCTAGAGGAAGAAGATGACCTCACCACAACCACAGCTAGAACTATCCTTACCCATAATGAAACATGGGATGAGCTTTGTAACTAGCCCCTAAAGGTTGGCACTCTCGGCAGGACTCGAACCTGCAACCTACAGATTAGAAGTCTGTTGCTCTATCCAATTGAGCTACGAGAGTTTCATAAGTTGTACCCAGGACACAGGGAAGAGCTTCTCACACTCTACGTCTATCATCTGTGCAATGTCTCTGGTCTCTTCTTGTACGTCTTCCTTGATCCTAAGAGAACACACCCTACTGAAGGCAATAAGACTACCTGTCCAGTACCACTCAGTGAACATGCTCTGGGGTAGTACCATGCGTGCCATCTCAGGGGCCACGCCCTTCCTTAGTAAATGCTTATAGGTCCACAAACATTTTTTCACGGCATGGTGATAGTCATCTACCATGGCAGGTCCAGAGGCACCGGGAGGATTAATATCAATCTCCTCTTCAGAACTACCCTGCTTCTTATCAGTGGGCCTCCCTCTCCAGTACTCAGGGTAGTAGAACTCAGGATCATCGTCCACGTATCTTCTACTCACCTCGTTCCATACAAGGCCCACCTGATGCTTGCCCAGTTGTCTGGCAACAAAGACAGGTGCCTTGATCCTGAAGGAGACAGAGCAGTGGCCAAACGGTGTCCAGTGCTTGTGCTTGGCAAGGTAAGCAATCAGCTTTTCATCTGATTGTTTTAGTAAATTAGGAACAGGACCAGCAGGGGTTATATTTTCCCAATCAGATTCCTTGGAGAAAGAAACCCTGGCGGCGTTCACCACCGAGAGGTCTGTACCCATGTGGTCTATCAGTGTTACTTCCATGTTGTACCTGCTACGTCACTGTTTCAAAGTCATCTGTAAACCCTGAGTCAGGAAACTCCTCTGTGTAGTCGTTCAATGTTTCATCAAGTTTTCTCATCAGTATAGGTTTAAGATGAGTAATAATAATATCACAGGCCTCCATCACGCCACCGTCAGAGGTGTTCTTTTTAAGTTGCCTCAACACAGCAGAGGTAACTTGCTCTGCCATGGTGTTGTCCATGTTAATTACATATGTCATCTTCTCTATGCTCCTATGTCTACTATCTCACACACACCGCCAGCACAGGCAAGTTCTTGTGACCCAGTGGTGGTGTCTCCTTTCTCATATTCCTGTAGCTCGTACCAGTCTATAGCAGCTGGCATCTTCTCTGTCAAGTCTTTAAAGGCTTCCTTGTCTATGTCTTGGTAAGGCGCTTGCTTATAAGAATGATCAGAGAACGGGAGGAAAGATATACCAGAGAGAGAATCAAAGTGTTCCCAGCACCATGCCCCTACCTCTAGCCATTCATTCTCCTTGACAGAGATAGTGACAGAAGGTTTGTGCTCACAGTAGTTGTCTGCAATCTTGAGCCAGAGTTCCAGTTGTGCCAGTGCTCCCATGTCATACCTAGTCACTGCTCCCTTGGGACTCTTCATGGGAAAGGAGAACACAGTTACATTGTCAGGCGCTGTGAAGTCAGGCTCTGAGGGTACACCCTTGTCCTTCAGGAACATGGTCAAGGGGTCTTTGTTATCTCCTCTGACTGTCCTGATATAGTGAGGGTGGTGCCTTGCGTGGATACCAGAGGCAGCGTCTACAAGCTGAGACACAGTGCCAGAAGGCTTAACGCAGGTGACAGCAGTGCTCTGGTTGATGCCCAGCTTCTCTGCCAGTCTCTTGTTAGTCTTAATAGCCACGTCTCTCAGTTGCTGAAGAGCCTCGGGAGAAGCGTCGTACACAGCGGGGCAGTCCATGATCCCTGTCAGAGATACACCCAGTAGTCTCTCCTCCTCTGTGGTATCCTTCCAACGCTTACGCAGGTACCCGAAGTCTGTCAGTGTAGACTGGAACGTGCCCAGCATAGTGGCCAGCTTGATCTTGTTCTTCAGGGTCTCCATGGTATCGTCTGCCCTACAGATAACCTCTGACAGGTTGCAGAACTGGTAAGGTCTGAGGATAATTTCACAACAGGGGTTGGTACCAAACTCTATGTTCCCGTCACGTCTACCGTTGGCAGCTGCCTTCACCTGTGCAGAGGCACGGTTAAAGATGCCTCGCTCACCGCTCTTGCTCTCGTAGAGGGAGAGCCACTCCTTCATAAAGATACCCATGTCAGGGCGTTCTGTGTAGCAGACAGAGTTATTGGAGAGGGCACGTTGTTGATTGTCCACCCACCAGTCACCTGACTTAGCCATACGCATACGCTCATCAGTGAGGTTAGAGAGTGAGATCAAGGCAGACCTACGGACACCGCCTACCACCACCACCTGACCTACCTTGCACATGATATCGTGGCACTCTATGGAGGTGAGCTTACGCCCCTTGGCTTTCTTAAACGTCTGGATGGTGAAGTCAAACAGTTCTTCCAGGGGAGCAGGTCCTGATGCCCTACCTCCAAAGACCTTGAGCCTTGCACCAGCGGGGCGTATCTTACTGGTGTCTATCTTGGGTACACGGTTGGTGTACAAGAGAGAGATAAGATCACGTAGTCCTCTGGCCCACCCTTCCTTAGAGTCAGTGACAGAGATAACATCGTCTGTGTTCTCAAAGTATTGATCAGGGATGGTGGGAAGACTGTTGATATACTGGCGCTCAACAGAGAAACCAACCCCTGTGCCGTTCATCAGAATGTACAGGCACTCGTCAAAGGAACGGGGAGAATCAACAGGGAGATAGGAACAGTTGTACCCTGAGACGTGCTCACGCTCCAGTGCAGGGCCAGCTGTCATCAGTGCTCTCATGGAGCCTAGTACTTCCAGGTTTAACATACCTCTGCGGAGGTCGCCTAACTCTGTACCAAAGAGAGAGTAGGAATAGTTATCTTTCAGGTGGTCCACCATAAAGGATAGGTACCTGTCAATGGTTTCTTCCCATGTCTCCCTGCGACCTTCTTCCTCCAGCCATCTGGAGTAGCGCGACATATGAATAAAGCTCTGGTAGTTGGTGGGTAGTGTGATCTGGTTCTCAGTCTTCTGCTGCATGTTCATCAATGATCTCCTCTAGGTCCTGTAAGAAGTACTCAAACTTCTTAACTAATATCTCATCCGCCCCGTCCCACACCTTGGCCACAGGTTCACCGTCAAACATCAAGAAGTTTTCTGCTAAGTAGAGCCGTGGTTCCATTCTGTTTCCACCTCCTGAGAGAGAAGGATTTTCTCTTCCTCTGTTATGTCATAGTGAAGCTGTAGGATTAGGTCAGCGTAGTGCTTTACCTTGTATATATCTGAGGCACCTTCGCCTTTGGCCCGGTGGCGGGTAATGTATTTTACTATGTTTCCCTCTAGGAATCCAAGGTCATTTGCATAAATATATTCCACGGGTTGTATCTTACAATTCTTATAGTGCGTACCACCCACTTGAGCGTCTGTTGCTTTCTGTTTCATCTGATTCCTTTGCGCCTTCAACTACTGTGATGGGTTCGTGGAGGATTGCATTGATTCTCTTGCGTATAAACGGAACTTCTTTTGTATCTATAACCTTTCTGGCATAGGTTGTCAAGGCTTCTGGTTCAATTCCTGCAAGAAAACATACCTCCTCTTTATCTTCCGCTGTTACACCTACATCTGTGGTGAGCCAAGACTTAGCCCTGTCTCTGTTGACAGAGGTATACGTGGTATCACCGGGGTGCTCTGGCTTAGTTGCATCCAGTAGCTGCTGTAGAATAACACATAGAAACAGTGCTCTCTCTGGTGAGTGGTGATCGTGGACCCCTTCATCAAGTACAGACTCAATGGCAAAAGAGGAGCCTTCGTAGCTATTCCCCCATGTCACTGGGATGTTCTCCTAATCTTTCTACCTTTACTATGTCCTTGTGTTTAATCCTTTTAAATTTATAATCTTTACCACGTTTTTTATTAGCCTGAGGCCTTCCGGTTAACAAGTGTGAGAGATTACCTTGACTATACCCGTTACTCTTTGCCCAGTCAGTAAGACTGTCAATGGTAATTTCTCTACCAGTGTCAAAGGTAATTCTGTACGGACCTCTACAAAAGGCTGCACTCATTTTCTTTCTGTTCTCAGGATCAGCCCAATGAGCTTTAGCAGATGCACTCCTTTTCTTTTTGTACTCAGGAGTATTGTAAGCAGAATTAGGATCAGCCCTCTGAGCTTTAGTCGATGCACTCTGTTTCTTTCTGCGCTCAGGAGAATTGTAACCAGAATTAGGATCAGCCCAGTTAGCTTTCAAGGATGCACTCTTTTTCTTTCTGTACTCAGGATCAGTCCACTTAGCTTTAGAAGCTACACTCATTCTCTCTATAACTTCAGGGTCTTCCCACCTTTCTAAAGGAACATAGAACCTGACCCCTCCCACGTTCTT